CCCGCCCCGTCGATATGCTGACCCCATGCGTTCTGGCTGTCGCTAGGGTACGCATCCCTCGATGACTTCACGAGTGCCGACAAGTTCCTCGCCTTGCCAACCAAGCAGGCCAGCTGCATCTCATAAAGCTCGAGGCGAACCTTGATCACTTGAACCTTTGGATGATCTCGTCGCAGATAAAGATAAACCCGACGAGGAAGATGCTTAGTAAACCAAGCACAACAACTGCACTGATAAGAATGCTGGGGAGTTCTTGGATCACGGGTCGAACCTCCGATTCATAAACAAGGGAGTCCCGTCACCAACATAAGCCCCGCCTATATTGTACTCGAAGAAGTCGAGGGCATCGTCGTAGCTACAGCCATCCCTCTTCATTATCTTTTCCACGACCATGTCGATGTCGTAGACCAGCACGGCTTTTGATCCACACCTGTAACCAATCCCGACGATGCAGTCATCGTACCCGTCTGCCTTCATCGCCTCGGGTGCTGCCTCCTGCAGGTATTCCTTGGTGAACTTCATCGGAAGTTTCCTCCGAGGAACCAAGCAACCAGAACCCAACGCTCGCCCCACCAAGGTGCCTTTGCACAATGCTTTAGACAGCTAGGGAACCAGACCCCTGCACCACGATCCCTCACATACTTCTTGTTGTGGAGTTCACCCAACATCCTGAGACCACCGCCGACATAATCCTTCGGGTCACTCAGGTTAACGACTGCGGTTAGTTTCCTGCCAGAATCTGGGTAGGTGTCATAGTGCCAATCAAACCGCTGGAGTGGCTGGTACCGCAGGATCTGGATGGACTGAATGCCATCGATCTGGAACCCGTAGTTGTTTGCGTTGATCTCAGCCGTGGCCTCAATCATCCGCTTATACATCCAATCGTTCTTGTCGTTCCTCGGGAGCCATGCCGAGGAGCATGTCCTCGCATAACCTTTGATCGACTTCCCTCCCCTTAGAATCTTAGCCCTCTCCATCCCAGTCACCTGTGCATCCAAGATGATCGAGGTACACTGGTTCGGTGTGAACACCAGCGGGCTACACACCCCAGCTGTCATGTCCTGCTTAACAGTTGGAGTATCTAAAAATAAAGGGTCGGCAGTGTGTTTAACAGGGCTGCATACTGAGGAACAGACGGTGCCCGTGGAAGGTTCTCCCTTCCCACTATTCACTGCGACCTCCACTGAGGGTAATTCTTTTTTCGGCTTTGGCAAGATTATGACTGGCATTTTGTTATCCTCCTAATTGTGCAAGGGCTAGACAGGATCTGGCCAATGCGTTTCTTGTATGGATTCTGACCGACTCCTGATCCTTCAGATCCACACCATCCAGCAGCATGACTGCCTGTATGGCATGTCTGGCTACCCTACTCAGGTGCCAGCGTGGGTCAGATTCAACGCCTTGGTTCCATGAACCGTCACCATGTTTGCCAGATGTTAGGCTTTCGTTCATGGTGTCGATCACTGCTCGATATGCAGTCTCCGCAAGCTCCTCGGTTGTTGGAGTGTAACGGCTGATGGGTGCGGTCATGCAAGTGGTGTGTGTCACATCTTCCTCTCTGGCTGGCTTGGTCTGTCCAGTCCGTACATGGCGTTCTCAGTTCCCCTGACCTCGCACATATCCACGCAGATATGTTCTCCAGTGTTCAGCTCGATCAGGTAGACAGGGTTGTCGGTCTTTCCGTAGTCAATCAGGGCAAGCCATAGCCCCTCGCCCTTGGGTGTCTGAACCCAGCGTTCGTTAGGAAGGAAGGTAATCACGGGTAAACCTTTCCGTAGACGGGGTCAACGATCTCGACCTCGCTCGCATTTGTTCCCACCTGAGTTCCATCAGGCTTGGTGTAGTAGATGAGATCGTCTTCGGTAAAACCTTGTTGCCCCTCGGGGCGTATAAACCAAGACCCAGCAGGCACCACATGTCCTTCAACAATGAGATTACAATATCCATCCCAGCTCACGGCTCCTTGTCCTCGAGTGCTGCAACAACTCTGCTCATCCACTCGGGCTTTTCTTTCATGGCCTTGATCGATTCGTGTACATGGTAAAGGGCACCAAACATTCTTCGGTTGTGTAGCCATAAACGCTCATTGCATTCGGTTGCCTGCTGAAGGCCGATCTCCAGTGCCCGCTTCGATTGGTCTTCGTAAGTGGTCACTTCGTCCCCCTTCGTCGAGATGATTTGCTTCTGTTGATCTGACGTTCGTCGATATAAGACTGCCACTGCTTCCTCGCTTCCTCGGCCAATACCTTTGTAGGCTGATCCCATCCGAGATCGGGCAGGTCTCCACCCATAACCCATCGTGAGCCGAGGCGACATTCTCCAAGGAAGCTGGTAGTAGTCAAATGATACTGTTCGCAGTTGCCTTGAACTTTAACTTCGATCTTCATAGTGCATCTGGCTTCTCGTAACGGAAACTCTGGTGCTTCGGGTTAAACTTGAATGGGATGTCTGAGTGGTTCGATCCACGACGAGACTTCCTCACCTTAACAAATAGCTTGAAGTCGTTAATCTTGGGGTTCCTGCGGTCAAGTATGAGAACTTCATCGGCGTTCTCGGCCAGTCCGTTGGAGTCCTTTAGATGGTGAAGCTCTGCCTGTGAGTCGTAGACAGACTGCCTGTTCAGCTGGACGCAACCGAGGATCGGAATGTCCAGCTCCTTGGCAAGTGCCTTGGTATGCACTGCCACAAGCTCAAGCTCCCTCGCCCTACTGTCCTGCTTCTTGGTATCGACGCTGACCTTGCCGAGTAGATCGATGACGAGGAGCTTGCACCCCTTCCGCTTCAGCCTTCTGGCCTCAGCCCTGATCTCGTTGACCGACCATGTCGGGCGATCCATCACCACCAGCGGGAGTTCCCGCATCTCGTTCGCAACGGAGTCCAGCGTGGCCAGCTGATCTGGCGTGATGCTTCCAAGTGTTCTCAGCTCATCCGTGCTGAACCTCTCGGACAGTGCGATCATACGCTCGGCAATGTCACCAGCGGTAAGCTCCATCGAAATATACCCGACCTTGTTGCCGTTCTTCAGTGCGTTGTAACAAAGCTGAATAGCGAAGGCCGACTTACCCATGTTGGTAAACCCAGCAAGTAGGATCAGGTGCCCGTTGGTCAGCCCTCCGATACAATGATCCAGCTCAGAGTATCCAGTGGGCAGGCCAGAGTAGGTAGCCCCAGTCCTGATAAGGTCTCTTGCCTTCTGGGTTACCGAGTGGGCTGCATCCCCGATGTCAACTCCCTTGGATCTCCCGAGGCTGGTTGTGTTGGTATACTCCTCCATCGATGCCGACACTTCGGCTGATGGTGCCCCATCTTTAATCAGTCGCAGAGAGTTCTCAGCTGCAACATACATCGAACGCAGTCTGGCCATCTCCACCAGCCTGTCCTCGAAGGAAGCTAGGTGCTTGGCAGTTGGTACAAGATCCTTGGTCGCAAGCTGTCCAACGAAGTGGGTCATCATCTGACGCTCACCATTCTTCAGCTCGCCAACCAACAGCACTGGATCGGCAGGTGCGCCCTTGGCACCGAGCCTGACCATCAAAGAGTGGAGTTGCTTGGAGACTGGATTGCCGAACAGGTCGGAAGACCAGCCACAGATTTCCTTATGAACATCTGGATCGGACATTGCGGTTGCAAGGACACGACCCTCGATCTCCGAGTCAAACATGGCGAAGTCCTTCATCGGTATACCAGTGCGTACTTGTGGGAATTAGCGAACGCTTCCGCATCCTTACGGCTGTGAAAGAACACATCGATCACGGGGAATTTTCCACCGCTTGCTTTCCTGCTGATCACAGCAGACCCAGTATCGTGAACCTGACGGGCACCAATGCCGTCGATATAGATCCAGTTCCCGTAGCCGAATACCCGAGGGTCAGCTGCAACTGAGATGCCCTCCTTGAGCGTGTAGCCAGAGGCACTCTTCAGTCTCCGAGTGTATGAATCCTCACCACGATGATAGGTTGTTAACCTGACCTTGATCGGGTCTGCGTTGCTCATGCAGACACTTAAGAACAATGCAGTTAATGCTTTATCCATATTCCTTTAACCTCCGTTTTAGTTTCATCTGCTTGGCAGTTGCCCTTGATCTTAAGGAAATCCTCAGCTCTCATGGCAACCAGCCAGTCTGTTCCGTTTTTCTTAAAGGCTACCGCTGGAACCTTTCCAGCTCCGCAGTCCCTGACCGACTGCTCGATGGCCTTCCACACATTCAGGTTCTCAACCCACTTAACCTCCCAGTGCATGCCGTCATCCGACACAACATCGGGAGAGTCTGGGGAACCCGAGTACTGCCTACCTCTCCGAGCCGAGATACCAACGGCACGAAGGAAATCCCTCCATGCTCTTTCTCCACGCTTACCCTTGGCGCAAGAATTGATTGGCATCTCGGCTTACCGATTAGTACTTCCTAGAGGCAGCTGCGTTATCCACTAGGTTGGGATAGGGTCTGCCAGCAGCTTTGGCCTTGGCCTTTGCATAGGCTTTTGCTTTAGGCGAGAGCTTGTTTCCAAGCCTCTTGCCAGCAGCTTCCTTTTCCCAGAATGGTTTATCTTTCACTAAAAGATATCACCACCCGAGACGGTGCCACCCACATCGGTGAGTGTGATCGACAACATCTTGTTGCCGTTCTTATCGTCCCGCACCCAGCAAGCAGCTTTGTACTTGCCAGCAGGGATCTCAATCGCCTCGTCCACCCACTTCTCTCCATCCTTCTTGCGAGGGCTGGCGAACTTAGGTGCCTTCGGGTTTTCTTCTGCCCGTTTGTTTCCAAACAGGTTTAGCTTGATGCCTTTGACTTGCGTTTCCGTGGCCATGTTTTCTGTCCTTTCGTGCGATCTTCGATTTGTTTGTATGCAGAATGGAAGCGCAAGATCGCTTTCCACGCCTCCATCTGCGGGGTTAAGTCCTCAAAGTTTCTTTCCTCAATGTCGTTCTCGTACCCGATACGAAGTAACTTTACTGCCTCAATGTCCTCGTCGAACGGGTGGCAGTCCTCGTAGAGCATCTTGTAACCAGCCATCTGCAGTTCGTACTGGGGCTTGAGGGATGAGCTGGTCTTGAAGTCAACCAGCACCAGCCTCCCCTGCTTATCCCGAGCGATAAGGTCTACAGTTCCACCGAAGCCGTGCTTATCACTGGCAAGCTGAAGCTCGCAGTGGATGCGATCCAGACCGCTCTTCCACCACCACTTCTTGAATCCCTCGATCATCTCCTCGGCACACTCGACCTCGTCCTTGGCACACAGACTGAAGTCACACTTAAATCCATCAAGGAAGCCGTGGGCACCGAAGTGGAATATCGATCCGATCCTCCGCTTCTTACCACCATCCTTCTCGAGACACTTGCCTCTCTTGCCTAGCCCAAATGCCCAAGGCACTAGCTGGGGAATGGCTATATGCTTTCCGATTATTGAAGTAACGGACGGCAGGATATCCCCGTATTTGTTCCTGTACTTCTGGTGTGGCTCGTCGAGAAATAGCTGAACTGTCCTCATAATCCTTTAGCTACAATGACTAAGAAAATAATCATTACAGCTGCCTCCATTGCTAGTACTTGGGTTTCGTAATCCATATCACAAAAGGGATATGCTATTTTACCTTGCGTCTGCTTGGCAGACGCTTCTTACCCGAAGAGGTTTTCTTCGGTTGTTTAGTATGAATGTTTTTAATTGCCCGATCCCAGCTCTTCTTAGAGACAGGAACGTCCCTTGGTTCACCGAACGTGGCAGTCTTCCATTCTCCAAACTTGGCCGTCATTTTACTTCGCCCTTGATTCTTTCAACCACGAGCTTGCCGTGCTTGACGATGGCCGACAGTAGTGCGGTATCAGCCACACCAATGAAAGGCTCATCGATCTTGTCGGTCTTCGCTGGCACCGCTGGGAAACTGATGCCAAGTTTTTTACAAGATGAAGAATTAAGGGATCTCGCAAACTTGTAGAGATCGCCATCGGTCAGCTGGTGCTGGTCGCACATCTTGATGAATGCCTCGGTCAATTCGCCAAGGCTTTCAGTGGACTTGTTCTTAACCAGCTCCCGCTCCAGAGAGAAGATGTTATCTGACTTCTGAGGGGTCACGGCCTTCGCTTTGTCGAGTTCCTCGGAGGAGCAAAGCCCATCCTCGATCCCGATATTCAGGAAGCCCAAAGCACGACCCACTGCAGAGGTCTCTGCCACTTCTAGGGCAGCTGCCCCAGCAATCATGCCAGTCCACTTGGATTGGCTGTGCCCGATAAAGTAACGCTCGGGATGCTCGACGTTCGGAGTCACCTTCGCCCGCATAAATACATGGCTGGCTGGATCTCCAATAATCTCAGTCTCGATCCGACCATTCGGATACATCGCATGAAAACCGCTCACTCGTGTATGCACCATCACATACGCCTTCCCTTTCATGTCGATTGCCTTTAATCCACCTACTTCTTTCATATATTCCCGTCCTTTCTATTTTGTTTTTTAGTAATAATACATTTGCCGTGAGACAAATGCTGTCCTATGACTTGCCCAAAAGGGCACTATCAACCCAACGCTTGCAGGTTAATCGTTTGTCGTTCGGACATCTTTTCAGAGAAACTTTCGCAGCCCAGTTACGGACAGATCCGTAGGTGCGGTTCAGATAGATTGCGGTGTCACGAAGAGTCCACCAAGATTGTGTGCTGATTCGTGAAATCTCCTCTGGAGAATACTTTTTTCGGTGCTGTTTTGGTTGTGAC